ACGGAGATAGGTGTCTTTAACGAGGTACTTCGTCAGGGTCTGCAATCCCTGTTGTTCGTTGTACAGGTCACGGCTTTGAGCTTCTTCGTGCAGGCTTGAATCATCTGAGAACGCGCCACCTTCGGGGACTTCCCAACCTTGCTCCTCAATCTCTGCCGCGTCCATCGTGGCCCGATGCTGGACGAAGTTAGCCTTCTGCAACGAGACTGTTTTCGTGTCCTGCCCGATGAGCATGTCCTCGGGAGCAACGTTGTCGATCTTGATGCAACCGTAGTTATCGGTGACGGTAATCTTTACATCGTGCAACATCTTCGGCGGCATCTGCGCCAACTGTTGCATTTGTCCGGTCATCTGCTGGACGGCTTGCTGTGCGTTCGGGTCGCCTGCTTGCGCGGCCTGCGTTGCCGCTTGTAACTGTCCCTGAATCTGTGCAATCTGCGCTTGCCGGGCCTGCGCGTCTTGTTCGTCCGGTATTGCCGTATGCTCGACAACCTCAATTCGCTTGTCGTCAACGAGCATCTGCAATTGTTCGTCGGTCAGCCCCTTGTAAGTCTCGCTCTCAGACTCTTCGTTTTCTTCATACCAAACCTTGACATAGCCGTTCTTGGACAGAAGCGCGTCCTTGAACATCGTGTAGAGAATGGCAAAGCCGTCATTCTTGTCCATCACAAAGTAATTGACGGCCGCTGATTCCTGTTCGGCTTTCTTCTCGTCGTCAGCGTTGCGAGGCGTAAACCTCACTACCTCATCACCACTGACAAACACCTTCAACAACTGAGGTAACGCGCTCTCTATCGTGTCGAGAACGTCACGGCTGACTACCTGCGACCTGTCGGGAAGCTCGTCACCAAAAGGCTCGCCAAGGTAGTATTCAATGGCTTCAGCACGATTAGCCGACAACTCAGCATCGTTAATGCCGTAGCTGGATGCTTCGTACTGTTCGACCAGTGCGATTAACGAGTCATCGGATAAATCAGCCATTGGATTCCTTGCGCCTCACGGCGTTAAACGAAGCGTTGCCGCCCGTAATCAATCGGTTTGTCTCGTTTGTTTGGTATCTCATAGGCCACCGCCATGAGTCCTAGCGCATCTGAACCATGACTAGACCAATCGTGATCCGGCCCTAGTCCGATGCCCCGCGCCTCGTCTTTCTTTTCGTGATACCAACCTATCGCGTCGATGCCTGGTGAAGTCGTCGCCTCGTTGAACCAGAACAGCGGGAACAAGCGTCTAACCGCTTCGATACGGGCATTTGCCGCGCCTGCGCCTTGGTTCTTAACCACGCTTACCTTGTAACCCGCATCCCTGAGTGCTGACTCATAGGAAACTGGATTAACTTTGTCGTTCTGCGCTCCATCATGCGGTAGCCAAAACTCTGCGCTCTCAGGCGTGTAGTCATGCTTGCGACACCAACCGAGATGCGTTGCTAGAGGCTGTCCAACCGCCTCGTAGTAATTGAGAATTCGTATCTCACGGCCTACGAACTGCACCGCCCACATTGCGAATGCGTCCGACCTAGCGCCTGTGCCGCCGATGTCGCAAAACAACTTGATCGGCAATAATGGGTCAGGAGCAACCTTGCCTATTCGCCCATCCAATCGAGCCTGAGCAAGCATCTTGGCGAAGTAGGCACCTGCCACAATCGTAACGTAGCCACCCTCCCAAATGTGGTCGTATTGGTCTGGCTGAATCCGTAAGCAGTCCAAGCGCTCTTGTTCTAACTCAGCAGTGAACCACGGGTTATCCCGCCAATTCGCTCTAACCACAATTGCGCCAGTTGGCTTTTCTTCCCCGCGAAACATCAGGTCAACAGGGTCAAACTTCCGCCGAGGGTTCCAACTCCACCACATCTGCGAACCAGCCGCACGCATCGTTGGACGGTAGAGATTGATTGAATGTTGAGTAGCGCCTTGCGCTTCTTCCCACCATCCCCGCTTGAAGTTTTCCAGCGACTTAATAGATTCAGCCGTGTAGTCGTTCATCCCCTTGAAGATAATCAACCCATCGCCAGGGGTCGTTATCACATCACGGTAAATCTTGAAGCCGTCAGCCTCAGTCAGTTGCAAGGCCGATAACTTAGCCTCAAGCAACGCCTTGGACGATTGAGCCAAGTCCTTCTGTATCTCACGAATGCAGACAGACCTAAGACCTTCGCCGCCAGATTCGCCCGGTTCGGCCAATGAATCCTCAATCAGCATCTCAGCGAAGAAGTGCGACTTACCCGATCCCCTGCCGCCGTGTGCCGCCTTATCCCTAGCTGGAGCTAGTAGCGGAACAAATACTTCAGCCGTCTTGATGTTTAGGTCGGACAATTTCGCGCACTAACTTGGTAATCACCGGGCGATTCGGGTCGCTGCCGAGGTCGATCGCTTGACCTGGCTTACCCTCCAACCTGTCGCCCAACTCCTTCAAAGCCCCAAGGTCGGCTTCGTCGCATTTAGCCAATAGCTTCTCAGCCAATGAATCGAGCGCATCCTTCTGGTCAATCCGGCTTCGGTTAGCCAATGCCCTCTCTATTGCAGCAGTCCAAACCTTTGCTTTTGCCGCGTTGTTGTTTCCGGTAGGTGCGCCCATGATTGATTCAACTTAACCAATTGTTTCTAAATGTGAGTTCATGCTTCTGCGTGTTTCATGCCACAGTGCCGAATACTCACAGTTCTTGAATTCATCAAAGCAAGGAGTTCCGTTGGTGTAGTGCACCAATTTCGGCTCTTTGGCTTGGTTCGGTTCGTCTGCCAACACGTTCCACTCAGGCGGCAAATCACCAATCTCGTGATCGTCCAGCCATTGAAATCGGTGAAGGAATGATCCATGAGCCTTGCCGAGCAGGTCCCGGGTAATCACCCTGTTAGGGTAGTAGCCGCAGTTGAACAGGATCACGCTTGACCAATTCTTGCGCGGATACCACTCCTGCTTGGCCCCGAGGTACTTGATTGATCGGCTTGGCGTGTAGTCGTGCTTGACCACCCTCACCCCTAGCCCTGCCATGTCCAAATCGAACAACTCTGCCACATCCCCATTGACCACCATATCCCCGTCGATAAACAGGGCTTTGCCGGTGTAGGACATGAGTTCAGGAACCAAGAATCGGGAATAAATGAAGCCGTTGCTAGGCGGATAACCCTCTTTGCTCCGGGGAAGGCTCATTTCGAGCTGTGGCAGGTAAAGCGGGTGAATGACGAGAGGCTTGGAGCTATTACTTATCAAAGACTCACAGCAGACGTGGTAAGCCACTGGCTCGGCTTTATCGTAACCAACGAACACGTTTAGCTGATCCATTGAGTCCTCTCGGTTGCTCTGGGCGTAAAAAAACCGCCCGTAGGCGGCTAGGTGAATCAATACGGCTGGCGATTGTTCCAATCCTAGGTTGGTGCGCGTCCGCGCTTCTCGTCGCCGATGCCTCTTTTCAAGGCCAATCGCCATGCGTATTAACTCATTCGGCTGGCGACTGCCTTTAATCGTTACTCACCGCGAATTGTGCGGGCTTTTGTCTTGCGATGAATCGCCATGCGAATAAGCTCATGCTCTCTCTTTAATCTTCGCATGCTTGTCAATACCCCCTATCAGTACGAGCGCGGATAGCCCAACCACACTCGTTTGATGCGTCTAACCATCCGTCCATGTAGGTGTCCTCGTAGGCTTTGTATGGAGGATTGTCGTCTGACGCGTGTTCTTCGCATATCTTCTGACATGCCTCACGCTCCATCTTGATTGCGCGTTTAGCAACGTCTGAGGCAAAGTCTGCGTATAACCCGCTAGACAATCCGCCCATCCCGTACTCCGCCTCAACCTCAAGGCATAGTTTTTTAAGGTCAATCATTCCGCACCCCCGCATGATTCAGTCGCCCACCCTTGCTCCGGCGCGTCATCCATTGGGCCGCGATAGGTTCGGGTCGCTGGTGCTGTGTAACCTACATCATTCCCCAACCTGTGCCGCTGTTGCATCTCCAGCCACTCGATAGCGCTATCAATCGGCGCGATGAACCGCGTTAACGCTACCGGCTTCGACTGCTTGCCCGTTCCGTTGCAGACCTTGCACTGGTGTTGCTCGATGTTCAGGACTCCGGTTCCGTGGCAGTTCAGGCAGTTTTGCGTTAGCCACCATTCAATCGCATCCCGCGAGTAATCGACCGACTCAGAATCAAGGCACAATCTGAGCCTCACAAGCTCCACCGCCAAGAGGTTGATAACCAACATCAGGTTATGCGGGTTCCGGTGCGTATCGAGGTGGATTAAGGCCGCGCCGAGGGGATTACGCTGTGCCGAGCATCCGAGGGCGTGAACGTGATCCCTGGCCCACTCCGAACCGATGCCGCGACTCACCGCGACTGAGGTAGATTCAACGCGGTAAAGTTCTGTGGTCATGTTGCCTCCAATGCTTTTATTTTGGCGCGATAGGTTTCGATAATTGCCTTACAGTCGTCTATGGAAATGTGTGCAGACCTTTCAGCATGGTCAAGTCGATTGGCACATTCTTCGCTGTATCGGGCCACAAGCCCGGCCCGATAATCTGATTGCCGCCCTGCGCCGAAGTGGTTACAGGCGATACATTGCCCATTGACGTTGCCTCCGTTCTCGAAATCGACATCGAACCTAAGTGCCGAAGAAGCTCCAACAGAGATGTAGTGTCCCGCGTGGAAAACTCGACCGAGAGGCCGTTGGCAAGAGATGCACGGCAGATGATTAAGCCGCGTGTAGATTCGGACGTATTTGTTGACATAGCCTTGCGCCTCCTTGAGCCACTGTTGACGGGTTTTGAGTTTTGCCCTTGCTTCCCTTCTTGCCCTGTTCGCTACTTTTAACTTTTCTAGTTCCAGCCAAGCCATTTCGCACTCGACTTCACGACAGGTTTTTTGCTTCATTGACCGTTTCGTGTATTCCTGTCGGCAGATGCGGCAGATGGTCATTGGCTAACTTGGTTCCGCCGAAGCTGTTTTGCTTTCCACTTCGCCGCGTCATAAATCTTCCGCGCAGGGATAACACACTCAGGATGGAATTTTTGTGGCGCAGTCGGGTTAATCATGTCCTTCCCACAGTGCTTACAAGGTTTAGTCCCAATAATCCTCGTAACGTACCCACGGTGACATATCTTCCTGCGCTTCGGCTTAACCTCAACTACATGGAGCTTTGACCTGGCGCAATCAATAATTACCTCATCACCACTAAGCGGGGCCGGTGGAATTGGCATCAAGCCAAAGTTCATCAGGGATAGGTTTAGTCCGTTCATACCGCGATACCTTTGGGCTTTCCGGCAAGGCGAAGCATTTCGTCCTCGCCGTCTTGGTCGAGGATTGGGCGAACCCATGCGTCTTTCACGGTTGCCGAATAGTTACCTTTATTTGTAATTAAAGGCGTATCAGTTTCCCATCTATTATCTCCGGCAAATCCTTTTACCTTCCCAATAAACCGCAAGCAACGAACAATCTTGCCCTCGTTACCTGCACAACTTCTAACCACAATCGCCAAGTCCCCTTGTTTGCAGTTCATGCCGCCACCCTTTCATCGTCTTGCCACCTTGCCGCAGGTATCTTGATTCCCGCCACCATCGAAGCAGCCACCAGCCACTCCGCCCACTCCGAAAACCGCTTCTTGCCGTACTTGCTTGTTCTCCGTCCGAGCATCACAATCCCCCCGTTGTAACCCGCCGCAATTCTTGGGTTCGTTTCGCCCTCAAACGCCGCCGTTAAAATGTCCTTGTAGTCGTCTGCACTGATCTTGGTCATTACCCCATTAACGGGCCAAGGCTTTTGACTCGCCCATGCGTTGAGAATGGGCCACTGAAAGCGGTTCTGCGCTGCCGTACGCAGTTCTTCGAGTTGGTCACTCATTCACCGCGCAACCTTTTACCCACCGTCACCCAAAACTGATTCAAGGGAACGATTGCGTAATTGCTCACCAGCACGTCAAACGCCTCTAGCGCCGCTTGTTTCGTGACTGGCGGGGGTTTGATACGGGCTTTCGCGTTCGCAGCGTCTAGGGCCGCTTGCTGGTCTGCGGTTAGGTGTTGCATTGGTTCGTAGTTCAT